TGGTTTAGGTAAAGATTACATTTCTGGGGAGTATACTGATGTCCCTCTTGTATTTGCTAATTCTGCTTTGTCGAGATCTGACGTAGTAGCAGCAAAGGCATCTGTAAGTGTAGATACTGCTAATTTTGATAATAGCGGTAATATTGGTAATATTACCATCACTAGTGCTGGTGCAAATTATAAAGCAGACGATATCTTAACAATTGATCCATCTGCTATTGCTAAAGTAGATGCAGCTGATTCAGACATCTCTCCGATTCTATCGATGGTGTATTTGAATCAAACAGAAGTTGATTCTTATGCACAGAAAAGATTCTTCGTTGCTGAAGCAGATTATCCAACTGTTGTAACAGCACTGGGCACTCCTGGCGGATTCTTCCAAAATGATTCTGGTGGCACTAATCTCATCTATATTTCTAAAGATGATGCAAATTTTTCCATCACTTACTTTGTTGCTGATACTGAAGGTGAAGATTTAACTACTTCAGATACTATTAGTGGTGTTGCAATTACTAGTGTTGACATATACAGCCCTCCAGGTAGTCTTAAACCCCAATACAGATTTGAAGATGATCAAGGTGAGCGAAACCCAGATTATGAAATACGAGTAGGATCTACTCTTACTTTACAACCAATGCCTGGTCATGCAGTGCATGTTGTATCTGACATTGAGTTGGGACTCAAAGATGATGGTCGTGCTCAATTTACTGTCGATTATACAGTTGCTGCTGGTGTTACTAACAGTGGATCTGTAACAGATCCTATTGTCTTTGTACCTACAGTTCCTGGTGTATATCAATATGTCTGTGTAACTCATCCAGAAGCTCGTGGAACTATCACAGTGTATCCTGCACCAAGTGCTGCTGGTCCACTAATTAACGTTGATGCTGTTGGTTTTGGTGTTGATAGAACAGACGTAAACGTTACTAATACTTTTGCAGCATCAGTTGACGATCTTGTATCTATTGGTAACGAAATTATTAAAATTACTGCTGTAGATACAGATAATAAAAATATTTCGGTAGCAAGAGCTCAAGAAGGAACTATTAAAGTTAACCATTCTAATGATAAAGAATTAGTATCTTATTTGCCGAATTACCGATTTGCAGAGGGTACAAGAATTGGAACTGGCGTCAATGCACCAGTAGTTGTTTCTTACAATAAGGAAACTAAAAAACTAATTGTCAACTGGGATTACAATGCAACTAGTCCTGTTGCTTTGACTACAGTATCTTCAATTGTTGATACCAGTAGTCCACAAAAAATCGTTACTGTCGGTTCAGTAGGTGATGTTGTTGATAAGCTTCTATTCTCTACAGATAACACAAGTTTCCTCACTAATCCTATTGTAGATATTCAAAAGTATTATTTCTACAAGTTTGATGTAAGTCATCCTTCGATGTTGAACTCTTACCTTGATATTTCAACCAGTCCAAACTTCAATGTCTTTACTGAAGAAAAAGAAGTTGGTTTGAATGAACCTGGTAATGCTGGTGCGTTTGTGAGAATTAGACTTGGATATGGCGCAAACATTGGAGAACAAACAAGAAAAGATGTTAACTTCACAAGTTACTACTATTTCTTGACTTCTTCCACAACTGATACTGAAGGATCTTATCTTCGTATTGTTGATGACCCTCTATCGGGTAGAAAAGAAGTTGCATATACCACAGACAAAAAAGTTGTCTACAAACTTTCTGATGTTCCTCAATATGATGGAACTGGAGAGATTAGATATACAGGTAGGTCAGTTGGTAAGATTCATTCTATCAAATTAGACAATCTTGGATCTGAATATGATAAGTTGCCAATTATTAAAGGTGTAGTCCCTGCAGATGGATACAAAGCAGTCGTTACTGCTATTAGGGATATAGCCACTAATAACATTATTTCAATTGATATTGTTACTCCAGGTCAAGGATATTCCAAACCAGAAGTTGTTGTTGCTTCTGGTCTAGGAAGTGGTCTTAAAGCAATTGCTGATGTAAAGGATGGTATCATCACTCAAGTTAGAATTACTGATCCTGGTAATTATACCACCACACCAGAACTAGAAATTATTGAAACAGACAATAAGATGTTTTTTGTGTCTGATAATATTGGTCGTCCACAAAACGTTAATTTTGTAAGAAATGGATCTGGATTCCATAGTGATAGTACGATTAGATCAAATTACTATTCACCTAATGTTTTTATTCTTGATAGCTTTGATTTAGATGCATTTAGACCTGGCGAAACTATTGAACAGAAAGTAAATGGTATTATTGTTGCTCAAGGCATAGTTGCTCAAAATGGATGGAGAGTAGGATCTAATATTCTACGTTTGGAAGATATTGTCGGTGTTTTTAAAGAGGGACAGACTATCATTGGAAAGAGTAGAAAGAAAACTGCTCGTATCAAGACAATCAGTAGATCTTCGTTTATTCCTAACATTGTTACTAGAGAAAAAACAATTGGTAGATTTACTTCCGACAGAGGAAAGGTAAGTTCTAGCAATCAAAGAATCCATGATTCTAATTTCTATCAAGATTATTCCTATGTTGTTAGATCTAGGACACCAATCAACCAGTGGCGTGATGTAATTAAGGATACCACACATCCAGCTGGATTTAAGATGTTTGGTGAAGTCTATTTGGAATCTGAAGGTGTATCTAATATGCCTTCTAGTCAAAAAGCATTTAAGTCCACCATGTATTTGTGTGGTCCTCCTCTTGCAGTTTCTTCTTTGTCTACAAAGAGAACTATCCAGCAACAGGTAATTAAAGTAAAAGACTCTAGAGTTGTTAGAGGCGAAGGATCAGTTTCTGTATCCGATTTTGACGAAACTCTTACCAGAGTAAGAGAACTTAAGTTGTCTCCTGCTTTTGACGGTAGATATGACCCACAGACTGGTCTGAAAATTGGCAACAAACAGTTTACCATTACTGATGCTGCAACTGGCACTGCATACACACCATATAATGAGCAAGAAATTTTAATGACCATTGATGGCATTGCACAAAGACCAGGATATTCTTTTAAAGTAGTAGGTAATCAACTTTCCTTCTTTGAACCACCACTTGGTCCAAGAGTTACCGAAGATCAGCTTGTTCCCCCACAGAATGCATATATTAGAGCATTTAAGTTCAGAGAAGATACAGATAATGCACGTTATCTAAAGCGTTTAAAAAATATTGCAGATTCTTTCGATGGCAGAACTAGAATCTTTGATTTGAACTGGGAAGATGGTAGTGTTGTAAAAACACAGGTCAACGAAGACTTGTTTGTATATCTTGATGGAGTATTGCAGCAAGGTTCTTATGAGATCAGAAGATTTTCGAGTGCAAACAAAACAGATCGTATCGCTTTTGTCAAAGCACCCAAAAACTACAAAGATCTTTATGATGCAGATGCTTTTCCACAAGAACTGCAGAACGAAACATATTTTTATGGATTTGGTGTAGGTCTATACGAAAGACTTGGTATCGACAAGAGAATAGTTCCTTATACTCAAAACAATCAATACCTAATCTATGACTCAAACAATAATGTAAAAACTATTGACAATCCATTATATGCATATGTTTATGTGGATGGCGTTCTCCAAAAGCAAGATCTGTCATACAAGATCAATGGAGCTTCAATTACTTTTATGCAACCATTGGAATATTCGGAACAGGCAGATGGATCTTATACTTGTGCAAGAGTAGATATTATCCGTTTGTATGGTAAGAACTATCAATCTACTCTTAATATCTTTAATTATGAACAGGATGCTTTCTATAACAGAGCAACTGTAACTTTTGATGGCGTAGGTACATATGATACCATGTCTTCTTGGTATGTTTTAAATACTAGTGATAGAACTAGTGTTGTTCAAGGAGATAGAGTTTGGGGTGAACTTATCAGTATCCAAAAGGGCACTGGAAATCAATGGATTGCTGTATTAAAATCACAAAATATTGATTTTGTTGCTGGATCTGATGTCACTTTTGATAGATTTGATGGAGATCCTTTGACAATTAGTTTTACAGACTTCTCAATTGCATATACAACAAATGTTGCTGGAGAACGTATTCTCAATCGTGTAGAAGCTAACTATATTCCTTTCTTGCCTACTAATGATTCTTTTGATAGTTATGACTATCGTGGTGAGATTCTGAAAGAGCATCCAACTCTCCGTAGAGGAGATAAGATCATGATTGACGGTGAAAGTGAATATCGTAATATTATTAGTTCTCCACTTTTTGCCAAAACAACTGATTATCGTAAAGGCGGTAATGCTTCTGCTAACTTCTTTGCTAAAGTTGCTTCTTCTGATTATAACGGAGATGTTCTTGGTGAAGGTCTGTCAGTTACAACAACCATTGATACTGGTAAGGTAACCTCTTTGAATTGGAATAGGAGGGAACTAACATATTTCTTCCAAAATAGTATTCTTATCAATCCTACTGCCTATAACTATAATACCCCACCAGTATTAAACTTCATTCCTACGAATGGTGAGGGTGGCGGTGCTAGAGCACAAGTTTTGGTATATGGTGGTCAAATTATTGACATCATTTTAGTAGATGGTGGTTCTGGATATACTGCTCCTCCAAGAGTTGTTATTTCTAGAGGATATAATATTCTTCGTGAAAATAACCATCCAGAATTTTCTTTAATTAGAACTATTTTTGGAGGTCAAGGTGAAGGGTTGAATGCAACTATTCAAACTACATCATCTGTTATTGATCTATATCGACGTAACTTGCTTGAGCATGTTGCTATTATACAATCTCCTAATCCTCTTGGAACCGCGAGATTGATTGGTAGGAGAATGGATTTAGTTACTCCTGAAATTGGAATGGGAATCCCATCCGAGCAGGATATTATTAAACGTATTCAATGTGTTGTAGCAACACAATCACCTGCTGCTATTGAGCAACCAACTTTTATTAGAGTGTTCCTTGAAGTAGAGGATATTGGATTTGCATCATTCCGAGCAGATAAGACCAGATATTTTAATTCTGGTGTTATTGCCTTGGATGAAAATCCAGTTACTTATCCACAATTCTACTCACAAGGTAAATTGGGAGGTACTGTAGCTTCCTTTATTGATTACTTGTACATAGATGTTGGTTATGCAAATGTATCAGGTATTACTCTTGAGCAACTTGAATTGACATATACACAATTCAAGGGTATCAGCGAAGGTGTTGATACTTGGATGGATAATATGGCATTGAATAATACATCACTAACAACTGATGGAACTCTATTCAATCCTGGAATTCCATCTATCCAAGAGCTGATGTCTTATCTAGATGCACCGTTGACTGCATCTTCTATTGTAATCTATATTCCAGATACCACTAATTTCCCTGATAGTGGTAAATTACTTGTCGGTAAAGAACTTGTAACCTACACATCTAAATTATCTGATCGTCTTATTGGTGTTACAAGAGGTGTTGACAACACAACAGCAGCAGCACATACTGCTGGTCAGTTCATCAGAACTATCGGTCTAGAGACAACTCTCTAAAAACACCGTATAAATATAAATAACACAGAAATCCAACCCGTATCTCTTAATTTCAATGGCTGCTATTATCTCGGAAAAGTTTAGAATTTTTAATGCAAAGCAGTTCCTAGAGTCTCTTACTGAAGGCGCTAGTGATACTGGTGCCGACCGAAGTCGTATGTACTTCTTTGTCGGCCGACCCCAAGCATGGGATTCATATCTAGAAGTTTACGCAACAGATGGCGGATCTTTTACCGCTGGTAATCAGGTATATGTAGGTGCCGCACTAGGTTCTGCTACATTCAAAGGGACTATCGCAAAGGTTTGTCCTAATAGTCTACTAATTCAATCAGTTGGTCCTCTTCCAACTGCTGCTCCTGCTTTGGGGTCAGCACTAAAAGAGTCTGATGGTTCGGCAGATACGGGTGTTACCGCAACCACAGGTGTCTACAGATATTCTACAGAGAACGTTCCTCCTGTACCCCTTGACAACCAAACCGAGAAATTTAGCGTTTACGACGATATTATTGCAGCAAAAAGAATTACTTCTTCTTATGCAAGATCTGTTGTAAGAAGATACAACTGGGATACAGCAAACAATCCCAAGTTTGATATGTGGAAACCAAATTATTCAGCTACCCCAGCTGGTGGTGGACAGATTGGTGTTTCTACTGCTACGGGTGCAACTGGCATTGGTTCTTCAAAGTTCTATGTAATGAATCAGAACTATGAAGTATTCAAGTGCCTTTATAATGGTGAAAGCATCGCTAACCCAACTGGTGTTAACGTAGTTCATGAACCAAAGACCAACCCTTCAGCAGGTCTAGGTACATATGCTGCTGGAATCTTTACTGCTCCTGATGCTTCTTACATCTGGAAGTACATGTATACCATGCCTACCGATGATGTACTAGCATTCCTTTCTTCTGACTTCATGCCTATTGCTGCAGCAGGAGAAACATCTAGAGTTGCAACTGAAACTGCTGCTGTTGCTGGTTCTATTAACGTCGCTCTTATCAAAGATGCTGGCACAGGTCTTACCAACGGTACTTTCTATGCTCCTATCATGGGAGACGGTTCTGGTGGTGTTGTCAAACTAACAGTTGCTGCTGGCGCTATTTCTGCTGCAGAACTTGAAGTAGCAGGATCTGGTTACACTTATGCATCTGTTCCAGTTGTAACTGGTGTTCCTTCTGGAGTTTCTGGAAGCACTGAAGCAATTGGTCTCTTTACTGATACAGCATTGACCGTATCTCAAGCAGTTGCAGGAACGTCATCTGCAGCACTAGAGGTCATTCTTCCTCCTCAAGGTGGTCACGGATCCGACTTTGAAACTGAACTTAATACAAAGCGTGTCATGACGAATATTCGTCTCACCTTTGTTGAGAATGCTGGTGACTTCCCTGTAGATAACGACTTCCGTCGTATCGGTATTATCAAGGATCCTCTTGAGTACGGTACAACTACCTTCGCTACAGCAGATACTCTTTCTGGTCTAAAGTCAGTTAAATTGACTGGAGCAACTGGAAACTTTACTCCAGATGAGATGATCTCCCAGACCGTTGCTGGTGGTACTGCAATGGGCACTGTAGTCTCTTGGACCCTAGATGCTGGATCTCCAACTCCAACACCAGGAACCCCTGGTAGCGGCGTTCTGAAGTATATCCAGAGTCCAGAGTATCATACAGATGGTAACGGAATCGTAAGAGACTTCGCATCTGATGCTGCAAATGCAATCACTGGTGCTGCTTCTGCTTCACAAGGAACAGTTGAAGTTGCCTTGGCAGATGGAACTCAATTGGTGGGTGCTATCTTTACTGATGGTCTTGCATCTCCAGAGATTGAAAACAACTCGGGAGACCTCATATACATAGAGAACAGAAGACTAATCACTAGAGCAGCTGACCAAATTGAGGATATCAAGTTAGTCATCGAATTCTGATTATAAACGAAAACAAGACGGTAGTTTAATACAATGCCACAGAAGACTAATCTTAAAGCCGCACCATATTTTGACGACTACGATTCTGGGAACGACTTCTATAAGGTATTATTCAGACCTTCCTATCCTGTTCAAGGGAGGGAGCTGAATACTACCCAGTCGATCCTACAGAATCAGATTGAAAGTTATGGTAAATATGCTTTCAAACAGGGCGACCTAGTTGTCCCTGGTGAAGTTGGTCTGAATAAAAAACTTGACTTTGTAAAACTATCGTCTGTTTCTGAAGTTGCTGTAAGTGTAGATGACGAAATCATTTACCAAAAATATGATATCAATAATCTAATTGGTCAAAAGATCAATGGATTATCTTCTGGTGTTGTTGCTCTTGTACAATCTATTGTAAGTGCAACCGATAATAATGCCGACACTCTTTACGTAAAATATTTAAATGCTGGTGATGGAGGAAACGAAGAAAGGTTCCGTCAAGGAGAAACGCTCGAAGTTGTGGATGGCATTAACAGCCCTCTTCTCGTTGTTGGCACTGACGGCAGTGTTCTACCTACTAGCGTTGCGGTAACCGACCCAGACACACAAGTTACTACATTTGTAGAAAGTGGTGCCATGGGATTTGCTTCTGCTGTACAAGTAGAAGAAGGTGTATATTTTGTTAATGGATATTTTGTAAGAAATTCTGCCGATTTAATTGTTGTTGATGGTTATAGTGACAATCCTTCTGTAAAAGTTGGTTTTAAGGTTACTGAAACTCTAGTAACTCCAGAAGAAGATCCCACACTATATGATAATGCATTTGGATCTTCCAACTATGCTGCTCCTGGAGCACATCGTCTAAAAATTAGTTTAAGTCTAGTACGATATTCTTTTGAAGAAACTACAGACAAGAATTTTATTCAACTTCTTTCTATTAAGAATGGAGTTATCCAAAAGCAGGTAAGACAAGCTGCATATAATACACTTGAGAATACTCTTGCTAGAAGAACTTATGACGAGTCTGGTGACTATGTTGTAGATTCTTTTGACTTTGACATCAGAGAGTTTTATCAAAGACCAGGTAATCGCGGTGTATATGCACCAGGTGTCAATGGACTTATTGGTCCTAACGGATTGAGTGCTTCTGAAGCAGCGAATACGATGGTTGCTACTATCGGACCTGGTAAAGCATATGTCCGTGGTTTTGAGATTGTCAATAAAGAAACAAAGTATATTGACGTTGATAAAGCGAGAGATACGCTTTCTAGAGACAATGTAACAATCAAGTCGAACGGTCTCGCATCGTTTACTATTACCAATGTATTCAACACTCTTCCTCTTAATGCCGAAGGTGCTGATCTAACTGCATATCCAACTATCTTCCTAAACTCCACATATAATGATGGAGTCAATGGTAGCAATGATCTAGAGTCTTCTACTGACTACATCCAAACTATCGAAAGAAGAGGTCTTGGATATGGAAAAGATGATGCTATCAAGACTATCTACTTGCAAGCAGCAATTGATCTAGGTCTTATTGATGAGTCAAGTATTGAACCAAATACTCCTTCTAATAAAGCAGATATCAAAACTCTCTACTTTGTTTCTTCTAGAACTTCTGCTAATGGTGTAGCGTCTACCGAATCCGTAAAAGTTCTTTCTTTTGCAAAAGTAACCAGACCAGAAGTTGGAGATGTTAACGCACAGTATTTGCAATTAACTGTTCTTGGTAGAAAAGATTTTCTAGATAATCTCTTCCTTGAGTATGATGATAATGTATCCACAAAAAGAAGATTCCTTTATAAGTCTTTAGCAGAAGTTCAGCAAGAGATTAATGATGTAGGTTACATTGTTGACTATAGCAATACTATTGTACCTTTGGTTGGTATAGCAAAACCAAAAGATGTCAGCCTAGTTGGCAGACCTGATGGATTTAATGCAGATACCGATATTGTTATTTCTCGCGGTAAACTTGCTGATGGAACAGCAATTTACAATGGTAAATTTAATCTATCCTATTTCAATCCAGTATTCTTTACTCGTTTGCTTGTAGATTCTACTATTAGCAACGGATTTGCACCTGGTAAATATATCACAGGTTCTACCAGCGGTGCCTATGGGGTTGTAGAAGGCAATACAAATGGATTCTTGTCTCTTGGTAAGAGTCTTTACGTTAAGACTTTGTACGGGACCTTCTTGCCTGGTGAGACAATTACAAGTGAAGAGGGAGATCTCCTACGTATTGCAGGTGAAAATACTATTTCTCACTTTGTTGTTTCTAGACAAGGGACTGGATATACTGCTGGATCCAGAGTTTCTGTCAATGGCACTCGCTTCGAGCTTAAAGATGTCAATGTAGGCATCAATGGTGGAACACTTTATAAGATCGAAATTTTAAATAGAGATGTTTTGCAGACAGAATATTCTGCACCTCCAACTATTGACATTGAAGGAACTAGTACGATTGTTGCTAATGTTATTCCTGTTCTATTCAAGAACACTGTTCTGACTTATACAGCACAGAATGTTAAGTCTCTATATTCAGAGTTTGGATCTTCCAGTAAGTTCTCTGCTGATATCGAAACTCAAGATACAGAATTCTCCGAAACAAAAGCTGTAACCCAATACACATTTAGTGGAACTAAAGGTTACAAATATATTGAGTGTAATGGATTTGGTGCAGATGCATCACTCATGCTCGTCCAAGGTGACGTTATTCAATTTAATGATGATACTGGTAGACTAAACAAATTTATTGTAGATCTAGTAACTATTCCAAAAGGAACTGATAAGTCCAGAATTTATTTCAACAGTGCCCTGCCTGATACAGTAACATCAGTAGCTGTTGTTAGATTGCGTCCTATTATTACAAATGGAACCACATCTACACTTCTGTTCCCAACTGGTAGTAAAGAAGTTGGTAGTCTTGTCAAGTCCACAGAAGACACCAAGATTAGTTATTACATCAGAAGAGATTTTGTAACTACTGGTAGTGACAATGGTGGCAACATTACATTTGCTGCTCAATTAGATTTTGGTACACAGAGATTTGTTCCTTTCACAGAAAAAGATTTCCTAATCACTGTTCTAGACAAGGGTGGTTCTGATCTAGTTGAAACTGGTGATGTTGTTTATGTGTCTCCAGATTTTGTCAGCATCCTTAATACTACTGACGCTACATCTGGTCTATCTTCTGGTAGTATCACACTTACCTTCCCTGGTAACTATTTTGGTAATAATGTAACTAACTTCCCCAAACTGAAGTTGACTGCTACCATTGAAGTTTCTAAAGGTAGACCCAAGCTCAAGACAGCAATTAAAAACAAGAGAGTTGTCATCACCTCTGCTGGCGATCAGGTATTGCCTCTACGTGGTCTTGATTACGATAGTGACAGCAGTGAAGTTCTATCTTACTCCGATGTATTTAAAGTAAGATACATTTACGAAGGGTCTACATCTGCTCCTCCAACAGTTGACGTTAATGGTAATCTGGTTGTTGGTACTGATCTAACTGATAGATTTACTTTTGATGATGGACAGAGAGATACATTCTATGATGTATCTAGAATTGTACTAAAACCTGGTTTTACTCCACCTACAGGACAAGTAGTTGTAGCATTTGATTACTTCGAGCATTCTCAAGGTGACTTCTATACAGTTGACTCATATATTCATGAGGCAGGTGTTGTAGCAGATGAGATCCCTGATTTCAACTCTGCCGTCCATGGTAACTTGAGTTTGAAGAACGTCATTGACTTCAGACCGAAGGTAGACTCTACTGCTATTATCACTGGTTTCCAAGATACTTCATTACTCTCACAAGCAGAATACATCAACTTTATTGGTGCAGGTGGTTCTGTATCCAGTACACCATCTTCTGCTAGATCTCTACCATATACTATTTCCTTTACTGAATCACAGTATCTGGATAGAATTGATGGTGTATTCCTGAACAAGAAAGGTGAGTTTATTATCAAGCAAGGTAATTCTTCACTTAACCCAAGCAAGCCAGAAATCATTGAGGATGGTATTCCTCTCTACTATATCTTTATTCCTGCATTCACCAAGTCGAGCAAAGATGTAAGAATCACTTCTGTTGATAATCGTCGTTTTACGATGCGTGACATCGGCAAACTAGAGAAGCGTATTGAGCGTCTTGAGTATTACACCACGTTGAGCATTCTTGAGCAACAAGCTCTCAACATGCAAGTTAAAGATACTCTAGGTATTGATAAGACCAAGAGTGGATTCCTAGTTGATAACTACGAGACTCATGCTGTAGGTAATGTCAAATCTATTGATTATCTGTGTTCTATCGATGCACAACAATCTGTATTGAGACCACAGTCCAAAGAGGATAATTTTGCACTAAAGGAAGTTAACACAAGATCCGACCAAAGAAGAATTGCTGGGTATACTAATTCTAATGGTGTTATAACACTACCGTTCTCTAATGTTTCATATGCAAATAATGATTTTGCTACAAAAACTTTAAATCCAAACCCATTTGTTGTCCTACAATATGTGGGTGATGCTGCTGTTCATCCTAATGTTGATCAGTGGTACAATGACACTGTGGCACCTTTAGTTACAGATAACAATACCAATTTGTTCTCTGTATTCCTTGGTAAGCAAGATGTTCGTGTTGCATTCTCAAGTATCTATAATTCGTTTATTATTAACTGGGTTGGTGTAGATAAGTCATTCTACAACCTGAAGAGTTTTGCTGAAAATAATACTAGAACTGCAGAGGCAACTGTGCAGAGTGCGACTACATCAACTTCTTCTAATATCAGTCCACAAAATAATGAGATTGCGAAGGGTGTAGGATACAAAACTATTAATGGTACTAATGTAGCAAATGCTCTTAAGTTCTTTGCTAGATCTATCCCAATCAAATTTATCATTAGAAGAATGAAGCCAAAGACACAATTGAGTGTCTTTATGGAGAAGAGAGACATTGGACGATGGGTTAATCCAGACTCTAGATTTACAGGTATTGCAGGAAACTCTCTAACGGTATTCAGTGGCAATATTACTACCGATGAGTATGGTAATGCTAGTGGAATTATTCTAGTCCCATCAGGATATGCTCCAAAGGAAAACACTTCTTGGACAGGTGATGTCAATACAGTGATTATGGATGACACTTCAGAAGAATTGTATTTCTCTACAGGTGCAAAAACAATTAGATTTACTTCTAGTTCTAGTGACTCTGATATCACTACTGTGGATTCTTTCGCAGAAGTTAAGTTCTATGCTACAGGTCTTCTACCCGAAGCACCTGTGTCCATCATCTCTACAGCACCTGCTATTTTCAAGGCAAACGAGGGCGTTCAAACTATTGATAGCAATACAGAGAATAGTGCAAGACCAAATCCAATGGCACAGACTTTCACTGTGGAAAACTTTGAAGGTGGTATGTTTACAACTGGTGTTGATCTATTCTTCAATAAGAAGAGTTCAACTATTCCTTTGAGAGTCTACGTCACTAATGTAGAGAGTGGCAAACCTGGCAAGTATATTCTACCTGGAACTCAAACCACTCTATATCCTGATACTTTTATCAAGGTATATTCTTCTGGAAACATCACTATTAAAAAGGACGAGTCAATAACTGGTAGACAGAGCCTTGCGTCTGGTCCTATTGCTAAAATTTTGGATAGAAATAACTTTGAAGTTGTTCCTTCTTCTAATGGAGACATCTTCCTCACTAATGAGCAAGTATATACATTTGTATTGAGTAATCACAATGGCAGTTCTTTTATTGCTAATGAAGATCTGACTTTAAATTCTGTAACCACATACAACAATGCAAACAATGCCACTATTGGATTGAAGATCGCAAAAGACTCTGGTCGTGTATCTAAACTCAATATTACCAATCTTGGATCTGGATACGAAAGTGCAACTATTACTATAGAGAGTCCTCAACTACCTGGTGGTAGTAATGCTACTGGATCTGTTAAAGTCTCTGGCGGTCAAATCTTCTTTAGCGAAGTTGCGCTAGCAGGTAGAGGATATACTG